CCCTTCCAATGACTTTTACCGACACAGATTAGATTGTCGTTGTCGTCAAATTTCCAATGCTGGAACGGAGGAAAGTTTACCTTGTCGTGGCTATCTGCGGTATTCTTTAAAGTTTTTTTGCGACCGGGTGCTAACGGAATATGATCAAAGGTCATGATTCTAAAAACTAAATCTGTTTTAGGAATTTTTTTATAATCTATTTCGTGTTCCTTTGCAGTAGTCTTTCTACCAGTTAGTTTTTCTGCTTCGTGTGCTTTTTTGCCAAGTTTAGATGCTTGATTGCGTTTAGCTTCTGCTATTGTTCTAATATTAATTTTAGCAAGGTTAGGTAAAATTATATCATATTCAGAATACTTAGGATCTGTAAATGTGCAATATGTATTTTTACTTAAATGTATCTCTCTTAGTAAATCCTTATTAGTAAGGTATTTTATTTTAGGTACCATAGTCATACTTGTGAATTCTCCAGTAGTTATTATAATAGCACATTTTGTCAATAATAAATAGTATATAATAGGAAAAATTGCTCAAAATGGCATTATCAACCAACCCTTTAGCTAAATTAGTTTCGTCAGTTTCTGCCCAAGTTGGATCAGCTGCGGCAGCAGCACAAGGTGCAATATCAAGCGTTAATTTTGACGAACTTAAAACTAACGTAGACTCTACAATTGGTAGACTCAGCGGCGAAATCTCCAGCGGTTTAAACGGCATGACATCCGGAGTTAACGACTTGGTAGGAAAGGCCGGAGGCGCATTAAGCGGAATTTCGTCGTCAATAGGCGGTGTTGCTGGCGCAATTGGCGGTGCCGGAAATCCTATACAAAGTCTAGCATCTAATGCTACCGGTGCATTAAGCGGCGCAGCTAGCGCCTTAGGAGGTGCTGCTGGATCAATTAGTAGTGCTAGTGCTGCGATTGGTGCAAGTTTAAACAAATTAGGTTTAGCTAGCGGTGGTTTAGGAGGTGGTCTTGCACAGATTGCCGGACAAATTTCATCTGCGGCAGGGATGCTTAATAATTTATTAAGTCTAGCAAGGGGGAAAAACCTACCTAGTGGTGCAGAATTATTTACTCAGCAAGGATCTTTCGTTGAGTTAAAACCGGGCGCAGCAGATGACTGGCGTGTTAAATTAAATGCAAACTTTGGATTATTTGGCAGCGCATTTACTAGACTATCTGCTACTAACGGTTTTGTTTGGCCATACTTGCCTAACATCACGGTCGCCACAAAGGCAAATTACACTCAGATTGACCCAATACATAATATTCAACCTTTCTATGCATATAAAAATAGTCAAGTAGACGACATTCAGATATCCGGAGAATTTTCAGTAGAGAATGAATTAGATGCAGACTATTGGATACAAGGCACTACCTTCTTAAAAACTGCTACCAAGATGTTTTTTGGTTCGGGCGAGTTTGTGGGAAATCCGCCAATAATTTGTAACCTAACAGGATACGGTGCAAGGATTTTTAATAACGTTCCTGTTATTGTAAAAAGTTTTTCCGTTGATTTTAAAGATGATGTAAACTATATTAAGTACACACCAAAAGGCGGTGGCGCACCAACATGGGTGCCCATTATGAGCACAATCTCAGTTACGGTATCGCCTATCTATAATAGAACAAGACTAAGACAATTTAACCTTAAAAATTATGCCAACGGACAAATTGTAGGCGGACAAGGATATATTTAATGGCTACTTATAACAGAGCATCGCCTTATTACAACTCAAGGCAAAACAATCTTTATTTAGAGTTGTTGACTATTCGACCGGTTCCTGCCGAGGCCGATGATTTTCAATATGTTATAGAAACTCAATACAAACATAGACCGGATCTTTTAGCCTATGACTTATACGGGAATTCAAAACTATGGTGGGTATTTGTTCAACGTAATATGAGTGTACTCAAAGATCCTATCTATGATTTTGTTCCAGGAACTCCAATTTATTGCCCTAAAAAATCAAATTTAGAAAAGTATATAGGAGTCTAATATGTCATTATTTCGAGATATTGGACAAGCAGCGGCAAATTTTTTAAAGCCAGATGGCAATCCAATTATACAAGCAGCAACGTCAATAAGCACAGCAATTGGTTCTGCCAGACAAATTACCAATGCGTTTACCGGTGGCGCAACACTACCCACAGACAAAACACAAAGTTGGGAACCCGATCCTAACAAAATTCCGCCTCTGGCAATGACTTTTATAAGACCGCCCGGCGGCCCTCCCTACGAAAATGTATTAGAACAATTTGCGTCATACACTCCTCTGTGGACGTTGTCTTGTCTAGAACCAAACGAATTTAATAATCCTAAATTGTATAGAAATAATCCTGCAGGTTTAAGAAATGTAGTCTTATCTTCGGCCGGCAGATTTGACGGTCAACGGACTAACACCTCAAACGGTAAGCCAGAATATTTTATTGATAATGTTCAAATGAAACATAATGTGGCTCCGGGGGCTAAAGACGGAAACACTAATAATTTTAATTTTACCTTTGATGTTTATGAACCCTATTCTATGGGAATGTTTTTACAGAGTTTAAAAGTTGCAGCAGTAAATGCTGGATATCCTAGTTACTTAGAAGTTACCCCGTATCTGCTAATGTTAGAATTTAAAGGCATGAAAGACAATGGGGCAATATTTGGTTCAACAAAAGAATTAACAAAATTCTTTACAATTAGAATTAATCAAGTAGAATTTAAAGTAGACGAAGGTGGCAGCAAATATAAAATAACTGCTATGCCTCTACACTATTCTGGATTTAGCGATTTAGTCAATAAAGTACCTAACGAAATTTCAATTACAGGCGAAACTTGTAAAAGCATTCTAGCTTCAGGATCTAGAAGTTTAACAACTACGTTGAATAGGATTCAACAAACGCTAGTCAAAGAAGGCCAACAAGGAATACCTGATGTATATCAAATAGTATTCCCTACAGATTCATCTGATCCAGTTGGAGTTGTTGATTCGTCTTATTCAACAGAAACTCTCAAAGCAACGGCAGATCCTAATAAGCCTGCAGAAAAGAAAGTAGGAGATGCTTCGGATGATGTACAACTTGACTTTGGATTTGGTCCAATAGGCAGTGATACTAATACCATGGGCTTTGATGCAGCATCTGGAGGAAACTATGTTTTCAAGTATGAAAGCGATGTGATAGATGAAAAAGGTCAAAAAGTTCAAAAAGAAAAAATGTCCATTGACACTAACCTTAGACTTTTTACTTTTCCGCAAGGCATCGCTATCAGCGAAGTTATTCATCGAATTATTTTAAGTTCTAAATTTGCAGAAAATGCAATTAAGCCAGAAGCTATTAAAGACGGATTTGTTGATTGGTACAGATTAGATTGCCAAATACAATTATTAGATTATGACAGCAAAAGAAACGTTCGTGCTAAAAAATATGTTTATAGAGTAATACCATATAAAGTTAATTCTGGCACATTTAAAAATCCTAATGCAGCCCCAGACGGACATGGAAAGTTAAACAAGGTTATTGCAAAAAGATATGATTATATCTACACAGGTACCAACAATGATTTATTAAAGTTTGATATACAATTTAACTCTTTGTGGTATCAAGGTCAAATGCCTACACCGCCAAGGAAACATGCTAATATTGCCAACAAAGATATCCAAGCAGGTGCAGACGAACAAAAAAATCAAGCGGTAATACAATCTGGAGAAGCACCAAGTGGGGTATCATCTACAGCAGGTGGCGCATCTCTTAAACCAGATTATAATATTCCTACGGGAACAGCTTCGGGCGATAAAACCGTTGAACAAGTAATTGCAGATGCATTTAATCATGCATTTTTGCAATCCGGATCAAAAGATTTAGCCAACGTTAATATAGATATTTTAGGAGATCCATATTTTATTTCTGACAGCGGTATTAATTCAAATCACTTTGCAGAACCCGGACCTAATTCTCAAATTAGAGCAGACTCTGCTATGAGCTGGGAAAGTAGCGAGATTTATGTTTACATATCGTGGAGGAGTCCAGTTGAACCTAATTTAGGCACGGTAGGTCAAGGCGGTCTGTATAATTTTCCTAAGGGAGAGTGGGTAAGTCCGTTTAGCGGAATTTACAAAGTTAACTATGTTAATAGTAAATTTTCAGGTGGAACATTTCAACAGACTTTAGAATTAATGAGATTACAAGGTCAGTCTAATGACTTTATTGACGGCTCTGAAGCAATTAGCAAACAGACTCAAATGTTATACGATACTACAAAAGCTGAACCACCTAAGGTTAGTCCTATGGATAATACCGACGGAGCGTTAGATTATGATCCTCTAGGATTGTCTGATCCAGAGACTCCGGCTTCTGCCGCCCAACCTTCTCAACGAACTATCAGTATTGATATCAGAGCTGAACAACAAGAAGCTCGAGTGGCTGCTTATACACAAGCACGTAATGCAGGACAGAGCGAAGAACAAGCACAAAACATATCAGCAACCGTTGGCAATAATGTAGGTGCTGCTGCATTGGACCGTGAGTTTACCCGAGCAGGTTTATAATATTAAATGCAAAAAAGTGATCAAATAATAAAGGATATAGAATGTCAATAGAAAAACGATCGCCGGTTAATGCCAATTCAGGAAAAATAGATACTGGATTAATGCTGGCTAAAGTTGTAGGATATTTAGATCCATCCTTTATGTCGGGATTAGAAGTTACTCTTTTAAGGGACAGCGGAAACAGCATAGGTGATATTGGACAAACTTATACCGTAAAATATGCAAGTCCTTTCTACGGAGTTACAGCATATGAAAATATGGGATTGAACAAAGATGACTTTAATGATACTCAAAAAAGTTACGGCATGTGGTTTCCAACTCCCGAAATTGGTACAACAATTTTATGCGCCTTTGTAAATGGTAACCCTTCGGAAGGATACTGGTTTGCTTGTGTACCTAGTAGATTTATGAATCACATGATTCCGGCTATTGGTGGATCAACAGCAGTAGAATTAACAGCAGAACAGAAAAAAAAGTACGATACTACACAGCCTTTACCTGTAGCTGAAATCAATAGAAAAACTAATGAGTTAGATAAAAAATTAGAAATAGAAAAAATAAAGAGACCAGTTCATCCTATCGCTGATAGATTTTTAAAACAGGGACTTTTAGAAGACGACATCCGAGGAACAACTACTAGCACCACACGGAGAAGTATTCCAAATACGGTGTTTGGTATTTCTACACCAGGGCCTGTAGACCGAGGAACAGGATCAAAGAAACAATTTATTGGAAAAAAACAAACACAAAGCGCCTCGGCAGTACCAGTTAGTAGACTTGGTGGAACTCAACTAGTGTTCGATGACGGTGACGACCAATACTTAAGAAAAAAGCCTGCATGGGAAGGTCCGCAAGAATATGTTGACACATTGGACCCTGAAGAAAAACAAAAGGGAGATGCTGATATCCCCTACAACGAATATGTAAGATTACGAACCAGAACTGGTCATCAAATTCTTTTACACAATTCTGAAGATTTAATTTATATAGGAAATTCAAGAGGTACCTCTTGGGTAGAATTAACTAGCAATGGAAAAATAGATATCTATGCTGAGGATAGCATCAGCATACACACCGAAAATGATTTAAACATTCGAGCTGATAGAGATATAAACTTAGAAGCAGGTAGAAACTTCAATGTAAAATCTATAGCTAGAACTCATTTAGAATCCGGAAGTAATATGGAATTGGTAATAGGCGCTAACGGTAGTATCACTACTAAAGCTAATCTTAATGTTGCAACAGCAGGATCAAATTATTTTACCGCTAGTAGTGACACACATATTTTAAGCGGTGGCAGTCATTACGAAACCGCAGCATTCATTAATATGAATAGTGCAGCCGCAGCCGCAGCTACTCCTGCAAGCGCACTTTCTACCCATGAAAACATTCTTACAAGCTCAAAAGAAAAATGGGAAGATAAAAATAGGTATGCGGTTGCAGCACCATTAAACAGCATAATGAAACGAGTTCCTATGCACGAGCCATGGGCATTACATGAAAACTTTTCACCAGAATTCTTAACGCCCACCAATACTGATAGAGAAACATAAGGAGCAATAAATGGCAAAATTATATAATCAAAAATCTGTAGCATCTTTTAATGCCAGTGTTTCTGATAGTCAGGTAGCTTTTACCTACAAAGGGTTTAGTTCTAAAGAATCTAAAAACGGATTTAAATTATACGATATCGATTTAGTAAAGCAAGATATTGTAAATCACTTTTATATAAGAAAGGGAGAAAAATTAGAAAACCCAGACTTTGGAACGGTAATCTGGGACCTGTTATTTGAACCTTTCACAGAAGAAGTTAAAAAATTAATTACAGAAGACGTTGAAGCAATTATCAACTATGATCCGCGAATAGCAATCAATGGAGTAGTTATCGATTCAACTGATATGGGTATACGTATAGAAGCCGACATAACATATTTGCCTTTTAACATCAATGAAAGAATGGCTTTCAATTTTGATAAAGAGAATAGCATTATAAACTGACCACATTATTTTTAGGGTAAATATAGTATAGGATTGATATTTTATGACAACAACTGCTAGATTAAACAATTTAATTTTAAATGAAAATTGGACCAGGATATATCAGACATTTAAAAATGCTGATTTCAAATCCTATGACTTTGAAAATCTTCGCAGAGTTATCATCGCATACTTCCGTGAAAATTATCCAGAAGACTTTAACGATTATATTGAAAGTTCAGAATACCTAGCCCTAATTGATGCTATTGCATTTTTAGGACAAAGTTTAGCGTTTCGTATTGATCTTGCCAGTCGTGAAAACTTTATTGAATTAGCTGAAAGAAAAGAAAGTGTTTTAAGATTAGCTAAGATGTTAAGCTATAATGCTAAAAGAAACATTGCAGCTAAGGGTCTATTAAAATTTGATACCGTTAGCACTACTGAATCAGTTTTAGATAGTAACGGTAAGAATTTAGCACAACAAACTATTATTTGGAATGACCCAACAAATCAAAATTGGGCAGAACAATTCGTAGCTGTATTGAATGCAGCAATGGCCGATAATACAGAATTTGGCCGTAGTCAGGGCACTTCTAAAATTGAAGGAATTCAAACAGAACAATATAGATTTAGAACAGCATCTACTGACGTTCCAATCTTTACATTTAGTAAAATTGTTTCCGGCCGCCAAATGACCTTTGAATTAGTCAGTACAACATTTAAAGGCAAAGAAGAAGTATACGAAGAATCTCCGTTTCCTGGTAATCAATTAGGATTTTTATACAGAAATGATGGCCGCGGCGGCACAAGTTCAAACACCGGATTCTTTTTGATGTTTAAACAAGGTAGCTTAGAATTGGCAGATTTTTCAATAGGAGTTCCGTCTACTAACGAAATTATTACCGTGGATAGTGATAATATTAACAACGATGATGTTTGGTTATTTTCTTTAACCTCAAATGGTGCCCAACGAGAAGAATGGACTAAGGTTTCTTCTTTAATCGGAAATAATATTGCTTACAATAGTGTCACGTCAAACATAAGAAATATCTATTCTGTCCTTACAAAAGAAAACGATAGGGTTGATTTAGCTTTTGCAGACGGAGTTTATGGTAATTTACCTCAAGGGTCTTTTAGAGTTTTTTATAGAAAAAGCAACGGATTAGTTTATCAAATTGCTCCATCGGAGATGAGAGGAATTACAATATCGATCCCCTATGTTAATAAACAAGGAATAAGTCATACATTAACAATTACTTTAGGATTAAAGTATACCGTAAGTTCGTCAGCTGCAACAGAATCAGTGGATTCTATTAGAAGAAATGCACCTGCTCAGTATTATACACAAAATAGAATGGTAACAGGTGAAGATTATAATCTTGCACCCTTAACTGCATCTCAAGATATTTTAAAAATTAATGCTATTAATAGAACATCTAGCGGCATTAGTAGAAATTTTGAAATCATTGATGCGTCAGGAAAATATAGCTCTGTCAATGTATTTGCCGACGACGGATACATTTATAAAGAAGAAGTAGAAAATTCAATATCTTTCAAATATACAAATAGGATTGAAATTTTTAATTTTATTAGAAATAAAATTGAACCGGTTATAAATGATGTAGACATCTACAACTATTATCTAACTAAGTTTGATAAAATTAATTTTACTGATAGAAATGCAGTATGGCAAAATTTAACATCAGATGTTAATTTGTCAACAGGTTATTTTAAAAATGCTATTGATTTTAATATCATTTTAAAAGTTGGCACATATACAACCAGCACCTTAAAATACATTGCCCCTGGAGCATTGATTAAGTTTGTACCTCCAGATGGTAAAAGTTTTAAACGTGGAAAATTAGTAGACACTGATTCTAATGATCCTGAACAAACAGATAGAATATGGGTAAAAGCAATCAAAGTTACTGGTGATGGAACCAATGCCGGCCGAGGCGCATTATCAACAGGATTAGGTCCAATCCAGTTTAATGATATAGTTCCAACAGGTGCTATTGCATCTCGCATCGTTCCTAAGTTTGTAACAAATTTACCTAATTCGTTAGAAACAGAAATGACAAATCAAATATTTTCTAATTTAAATTTTGGTCTACGTTTTAGCCCAGTCGACGGCGAGTGGAAATTAATTACAGCTTCAAATTTAAATTTATTAGGAAATTTTAGTTTAGGTAAAGCTGGAGATGTTTCTAGTAGCAATTTAGATTCTTCATGGATTTTATCTTTTGTAAAAGAAGCTGACGAGTACGTAGTTAGAATTAGAAGTTTAGAATACATTTTTGGTAGTTTAGAACAAAATAGATTTTATTATGATTCTAATTCAAAATCCTATGACAGCAGAACAGGCAAAGTTGTAAAAGATCAAATAAACATTTTGTCTATAAATTCTGATAGCAATTTAATATACCCGCTGAAACAAGACATTAAATTTGAAATTAGTGATACTATAAGATACGAAGACGGCTTTCAAAGCACTGATAGAATCAAGATAGCTTTTTTTGACAGCGACGCCGACGGAATAATTGATAATCCAGAAGCATTTGAAAAAATTGTTGGTACGGATCTAGATCTAGAATATCTTTTCTTTGAAGAAATAACAGACGATTCTGGAAGTAAGCTAAAAAGATTTATTGACAATTCTAACAATAGTATTTTGATCTATCAAAAAGAAAGTCTAATAAATGTAAACAATTTTAATGACGGCCAATTAATTTATTTTTACGATAGTTCTGAAGACCAAGTTAAACGAGTCAATAGGAATACAAATACGCTAGTATTAGAAAGTACATACTCTGCAAATATTGGTCGAGCAAAATTAAAATTTCAATATATTCATTCGGCTAGTGTAGATAGAAGAATAGATCCAAGTGCAAGTAACATAATTGATGTTTATATTCTTACAAGAAGTTATGATACTGCTTTTAGAAATTATCTTGCAGGTGCAGTTATTAAAAAACCCGATGCACCCAATTCGGATAGTTTAAGAATTAGTTTTGGTTCTAAATTAAATCTTATTAAAACAATCAGTGATGAAATCATTTATCATCCTGTTGAATACAAAGTACTTTTTGGAAGCACAGCGGATGTTAAACTTCAAGCTAAATTTAAAGTAGTGAAAAATCCTAATAAATTAATTAATGACAATGATCTTAAAGTTAGAATTATCTCTGCCATTAACGAATTTTTTGATGTAAACAACTGGGACTTTGGAGATAGATTTTATATCAGTGAATTAATTACCTATGTGATTAACACGGTATCTCCGGATATTAGTAATATGGTAATTGTTCCAAGACAACCTACACAGAGCTTTGGAAGTTTATTTGAAATTCAAAGTTCAGTGGATGAGATTTTTGTCAGCGGAGCAAGAGTAGATGACATTGAAATTGTTTCGGCAATTTCTGCTTCCGAAATTAGAGCAGCAGCAAACACAATAGTTACAAGCACAGAATAATATGGCAAATGAAATTTATCCAGATAGCGGTTTACCTATAAGAAGAACGGTAGAATTATTACCTCAGATATTTCAAACTGAGGCAAATAGTAAATTTTTATCGGCGGTATTAGATCCGCTAGTTCAACCGGGTGTGTTGCAAAAGACGGTTGGATATGTGGGTCGCAGATATGGTAAAACTTTTAAATCAAGCGATGTATACCTTGATACTGATTCGACACTAAGAAGTAGGTATCAATTAGAACCCGGCGTCACAATCAAAAAAGACGGAAAGGTTACTAACTTTTATGATTATCTTGATTTTAAAAATCAAATTAAATTCTTTGGAAATGCTGAAGAAACTGATGCAATAATTACTGATCAAGAACATTATACCTGGAACCCGCCAATTGACTGGGACAAGTTTGTTAACTATCGAGAATACTATTGGGTACCAGAAGGCCCACCACCTGTTAAAATTTTAGGGCAAGCTCAGAATATAATCAGCACTTATCGAGTCGCGTTAGGAGTGGGTAGTGTTTATATTTTTACTCCGGATGGATTAACAAATAACCCCACATTGACATTATATAGGGGACAGACATATAAGTTTCAAGTTAACGCTCCCGATAATGGCCTAACAATTAAAACAACATTAGATACCGGTACGTTGTTATACAATCCAATTTTTCCTTATGTTAAAGGACAATTAGTTGTATTTGACGGAAAACTTTGGAAAGCCAAAGAAAATATTCCAGCCGGTGATGGCAGCACTATTGATCAAGATTCTCAAGATTGGGAATTCGTTGATGATGTTGCACTGACTACCTCATTAAATTATCAAACCGGTATTACAAATAACGGTATCGAAAACGGAACAATAACATTTGAAGTTCCATTAGATGCTCCGGATGTATTATTTTATCAAAGCACTACTGATCCTAATAGATTTGGAAGATTTTTAATTTCTAATGTAGAAGAAAATACAAAAATAGATATTGAAAAAGAAATTATTGGTAAACAGACATATACCAGTAGCAACGGAGTTACGCTTTCTAACGGTATGATTCTATACTTTTCAGGAAAAGTAACCCCAACAAAATATTCGGATAGCAATTATAAATGGTTAGTTGAAGGAGTAGGAGAAAGAATTACACTTACTAGATACGAAGACTTAATTGTTTCTAATAACTTAACAACCGATAGCCCAGAGATTTTGTTTGATAATGCAGGATTTGATACGCAGCCATTTGACGATGCCAGTGCATATCCTGCTAAAAAAGACTATATCACAATTAATAAATCAAGCGTTGATTCAAACCCATGGAGTCGTTATAATAGATGGTTCCATCGTAGTGTTTTAGATTATTCTCATAATTTTAATCAAAGTAATTTTGATGCCCCTGAAACTTCTAGGGCTAAACGGCCAATCATTGAATTTAAACCAAACCTTCAGTTGTTTAATCATGGAAGTATAGCAAAGCAGGTAGTTGATTATGTTGACACATTTACTACTGATGTATTTTCAACCATTGAAGGTAGTCGAGGATATATTATAGACGGCGAATCAGTATTTGATGGCGCAAGAGTATTAATTACTGCTGACACTGATTCTTTGGCAAACAATCAAATTTATGTTGTTAAATTTATTAAACATAATAATATTACGCAAATAAATCTTCAAAAGGCAGACGATTACGAATCTTTATTAGGCCAGGGTGTTTTGGTAAGACGAGGTAACAATAACAAGGGCCTAATGTATCATTTTAACGGTACAAATTGGGTATCTAGCCAAACAAAAACAAAAGTAAATCAATCTCCGCTATTTGACATTTTTGACAACGAATTAGTTAGTTTATCTGATACTAACAAATATCCAGTTAGTTCTTTTATTGGATCAGAAATTGTTAGTTATAAAATTGGTTCCGGCCCAACAGATTCAGAATTAGGATTCCCACTTTCTTATCTAAACATTGATAACGTTGGCGATATCCAGTTTGAATTTGATTTAGATAAAGATGAGTTTATCTATAAGGTTGATTTAGAAACATATTCTGGAATAATTTCTACCGGATATTTTAAATTTAATGTACAAGATAGTTATGAAAATGGATGGTTAATATTAGATAATCAATATAGCCAACCAATTATTGATACTCAGGTAATAACAGCAGTATCAAACGAAGTTACATTCACAGCAGTAAACTGGGAAAGTTTATCACCTACAGCGATTAAAAAAATATTATTTTATGTAAACGGAATACAAACACGCAGACCATATGTTCAAACAAAAGAAAAATTTGTATTTGAAAACAATTTTGAATTGAATGATGTAGTAACTATAAAGGTTTTTGTAGATGCAGACCCAACTACCGGTTACTACGAAATGCCACTGGGCTTAGAAAAAAATCCGTTAAATGCTAAGATTGACTCATTTACATTGGGGCAAGCTGCTGATCATATTTTAACAGGAATAGAACTAGATAACAATTTCACCGGAATATATCCAGGGCAAAGCAATCTAAGAGATATATCTGGATACCAACGAAACACCAAGAGATTTTTAAAACATTCTAATATAGCTCCTTTGTCGGTGGTATTACTATGTGATAAAGAAATTAACATTATTAAATCAATTCAGTATGCTAAGAAATCGTATACTGATTTTAAAAATACATTTATTGACCTAGCTAATAAATTATATTTTGATCAAAATACTTCAGATTTTGTTGACACAATATTAGAAGAAATCAGCAAAACACAAAATGCATCTAAGCCATTTTCTCAATCAGATATGATTGGCAGTGGTGCCTATACTACATTTAATTACGTTGTTGAAGATGAAGGAATCAAAACTTTTGCGTTATCGGAAAAATTTGATCTTGACACTTTAAGTTCTAAAGCGGTATATGTTTATTACAATAATCAACAATTATTGCACGGTAGAGATTATGAATTTAATTCTACATTTGGTTTTGTAAGTTTAAAAATTAATCTAGTAGAAGGAGATACAATTCAAATTAGAGAATATGTATCTACATCATCAAACTTTATACCTCCAACACCTACTAAGCTAGGTCTTTATAAAAAATATATTCCTCGTAGATTTGTTGACGACACTTATCTAGAGCCTAAAGAGGTAATTGAAGGACACGACGGAAGTATTACCATTGCCTACGGAGATTTTCGAGACGATGTTTTATTAGAATTAGAACTACGAATCTATAATAATATAAAACAACAATATAACGAAAGTATTTTTGACAACGATAAAGCACTTGGCGGATACTACGGAAGTTCGTTATACAATAAGAAAACTTTAGACACTATTATTATTCCTGAATTTTTAAAGTGGATAGCAGATACTAATATTGACTATGTAAACAATACGTATTTTGATAGACAAGAAAGTTTTACCTATACATATTCAAATATGACAGACCCAACAGGCACAACAAACTTGCCTGGATATTGGAGGGGAGTGTACGAATGGTTCTATGATACTGACAGACCCCATACTTGCCCTTGGGAAATGTTAGGCTTCTCGGAAAAACCAAGTTGGTGGGAATCAGAATATGGACCGGCACCGTACACTAGCAATAACTTAATTTTATGGGAAGATCTAAGAGACGGAATTATTCGCCAAGGCGATCGTGCCGGAATTCGAGATCGTTATAAGAGACCGTCAATAATGAGTCACATTCCTGTAGATGGCGACGGAAAGTTATTAAGTCCGTTGGATTCTGGTCTTGCAGGTAATTTTACATTAATTAATAATTCTGGAGCATTTGTTTTAGGAGATAGGGGACCAGTTGAAGCGGCCTGGAAGAAGAGTTCAGAATGGCCATTTGCAAATATAATAGCTCTTTGCCTATTAAAACCATTCGAATATATTTCTGATAATTTTAATAAGTCAGAAATGGAAATTAATTTAGCAGGCCAAACAATTAATAGAAATACGCAGACATTTTTTACCCTAGCTGATATTATATATGAAACATCGGGAACCCAAAAAGTCTCCGGACTTGTTACATATGTTTCAAATTATTTAAAGAGTAAGACTATTCCTGTTCAAAATCTAGTTGACAAAATTTCTATGATTGATGTAAATCTTTCAAACAGAATTTCTGGTTTTGTAGACAAAGAACAACAAAAATATGTATTAGATAGCAAGAATCCAAAGTCAACAACTAGCAGTATTTTTATCCCTCAGGAAAATTACGACATTATTTTCAACGTAAGTTCTCCAATATATAGCGTTGCATATAGCGGAGTTATTATAGAAAAAACTCAACAGGGTTGGAAATTGTCTGGATACGATAGTAAAGATCCGTTCTTTTCTTTCTATCAGCCTGTGATTTCTCAAAATGATCCTGTAATATCGGTAGGTGGCGTAAGTGAAAACTTCCTAACTTGGACAGCTGACAAATTTTACGGAAACGGTGTAGTAGTTAAATTTGGAACGAATTATTATAGAAGTATTAAGAGTCATACCAGTGGGGAAGAATTTGATATTTCCTTATGGAAACAATTACCTTCTCTACCAATTAAAAATGCTGTTCAAGCATTTAGAAGAAGAAATTACAATAAATTAACCGTTAGGAAATTAACATATGGTACATTAATGACTTCGATACAAGAAGTTGTTGATTTTTTATTAGGATATCAAGAATATCTAATAAGCATTGGTTTTAAGTTTGACGGTTATGATCCAACAACTCAAGCATCGCGTGATTGGTTTACTTCTGTTAAAGAATTTATGTTCTGGAGTAAGCATAATTGGAGTGAAGGGTCGTTATTAACACTAAGCCCTAGTGCAGAAAAAATTCAAATTTCTATTGCTTTGGGAGTAGCTGACGATTTCTTAGATAGTTTTTATGACTATCAGATATTAAAAGACGACGGCACTCCATTGCAGCCAACATTTATTAATGTTTCTAGAGATTTTAGAAAATTAGAGTTATCGACGGTTAATACCAACGACGGCATATATTTTATGAGATCTAACTTTGTGCTTAAAGAGCATGTTGTTATATTTGATGATAGAACCGTTTTTAACGATGTCATGTACGACAAGCCAACTGGCTATAGACAAGAAAGAATTAAGAGTAGAGGATTTAGAACCGTTGACTGGGACGGAGATTATACCAGCCCTGGATTCGTATTTGATAATGTGAGTATTGATGTTTGGAAACCTTTCACCGATTATAAATTAGGTGACATCGTTGCTTATAAATCATACTTCTGGACAAGCAAATTTAATCAACTAGGCATAGTTGAATTTGATGATACTAGTTGGACAAAGTTAGATTCCACGCCATCTAAAGGATTAGTTGCAAATTTTGATTATAGAATTAATCAATTTGAAGATTATTACGAAGTAGACGGTGATGGTGTTGGTTCTAGCCAACGAGACTTGGCAAGACATGCAATTGGATATCAACAAAGAGAATACCTACAGGCACTAGCAGAAGACGAAGTTAGCCAATTTAGAATTTATCAAGGATTTATCAAGGAAAAAGGATCTGCTAATGCTGTTATCAAAGTGTTTGATAAGCTCAGCAGAACTTCCGATGATAGTGTTGTATTAAATGAAGAATGGGCATTTAAGATCGGAGAGCTAGGAGGAGTTGCTCAGGTTAGAGAAACAGAATTTGAGATACTTAAAAAATCTCTTGTGATAAATCCGCAGCCTGTTATTGTAGTTGATTCTAAACAAGGCATTGCCGAGGATCAGTATTTTAGAGTTGATTCGTCTAACTTCACTATTCGTCCAACAACATTCAATAAAAATATTAATCCGTTAATTGATTTTGACAATCCTACTAGGTCTGCAGGATATGTACATCTTAATGATGTTGACTATGTTCTTAAAAATAAAGACGATATCTTAGATCTTAATGTTTTAGCAATTGAAGAAAATTCTCATTTTTGGATTACATTTAACAATTATACTTGGACCGTATTGAGATACAACGAAGAGTTGTCGTTAAGAATTGTATCAGTAATTAAAAATATTGACATTGTTACGGTTACATTAAACAGAAGTCATAACCTACAGGTTGGAGATATTGTTGGAATTACTCAGGTTGCTAATTTAACCGGTTTCTTTAAAATCTTATCAACCACTAGAACTACATTTGATGTAACGCCAACAGAAACAACAGATCCAGAAATTGAGGATAGCACTTCGGCGGTTGTTGGAATTTTTACAGAAGTTAGATTTGCAGATTATCAGCAAGTAGATTCTCAGCAGACAGCATTAATGCTAACTGGGTCTAAGCTATGGATAGATTCAAATGAAACTGGTAAGTGGGAAGTAGTAGAAAAAATAAAACAATATCAAACTTACGATCTTTTTGATTATGGAATTTCTGTTCCAGAAAATACCGGCACAGCAGTTGTTTACATTGAAAATTTAAAACAAATTGCAGCTAGTTTGCCAGCATCAACATATGTGATGGTATACACAGATCGCACAGCAGTAAATCAATCTCTAGGTTTAAAACAAATAATTCCAGCACCGGGCGGTTTTGAAAATGAAGTAGATGGAGTATTTGGTGAAGTACTAGCAGTTAGCCCAGATTTTAAATGGCTAGCTATTGCTTCTCCAAGAGCCAGCGGAGTTAAAAACAACTATCTGGGCGAACTAACATCTAGGTCTTACCTAGCAGGCGAAATTGTTTTATACAACGGAAAGTTATGGAAAGCAATTAATAATATTCCATCATATGACGGTAGCTCAATAAACTTTAATAATCAAGATTGGGAACCAGCAACTATAGTTGAAGCAAATTCGGTTGCTAGAGGAGTAGGATTTGTAAATCAAGGTATGGTATCTTTGTATACCTATCGAGACGACCAGTGGTCTAATGTTTATAATTTCGTAAGTCCACGCCAGGCAGCTGATGAGCGATTTGGATCAGCAGTTTCTTTTGGTGTTAGTGGTACCAAATATTATATGGCAATTTCTGCTGTAGGTTCGTTGTGCGATCCCAAAGTAGGATCTAGCACAGGAAAAGGCCGAGTCTATCTATACTATTACAACGGAACGTCGTGGAGCCATTTAGAAAATACTAGATATACTGGAATTTATAATCCCGGAGCAAATTTTGTTGGATCAATTACGTCAAATATTTTAACAATAACAACATTGTATCAAGGAACAATTGACGTTAACATGATTATTTCTGGTACCGGTATTCCTGCGAATACTAGAATAGTTGGAGTAGTTAATGAAGAAACAAGAAAGTATAGAATTGAATCATACGACTTAGCATCTTCAACACCACCAATTACTTCTTTAAGTATACCTTCAACTTCTATAACAGCAATTAGCATTTATCAATCAGGCGACATAGTTTGGTCTGAAGGAAACTTGTATCAAGCTAAAACTGAAACAGCCAGTGACGGTAGCTCGATATCTCTTGATTCTGTTGATTGGGTAAAGTTAGATCCTGTATCAACTCAGAATTCACTGCCTACAAATGTTGCAGTGGATGACGACGGCTCAACACTAGCATTGGGATTGATATCTCCAACTCAGTTAGTAGAATTAATAAAAGATGGAGATCAGTTTGGCACCAGCTTAACTATGTCTAGAGACGGATCAATATTAGTAGTCGGAGCGCCTAATAGTGATGGCCAGTATTTTAATAGCTATAAAGGTCTTTGGAATTCTTATCAAGAATATATAGT